TCGTCTTGTCCTTGCTGGCAGTCTTCCAGAACCGTTCTCCGGCAGAGAACGCATCGTGGTTCACAGACAGGATTCGAAGACCGATGAAGTCAGGATCGAACAGCGACCAGAAGTCTTCCCAGTCCGCCGCCTTCATGTTCGCGGACCAGATGCACGTCCGCCGTGGAACCCAGTCTGGCATGTGCGGTGGAATCTCTCGCGTGATCCAGTTGCGGTGAACATCGTTCGGCGCAGAGATCAGGAAGAAGTTTATCCTGCCCTGCGACCAGAGCCACGACGCCACGTCGATAGTCGTCTTTGTCTTTCCGGTCCCCATCTCCATCAGGTAGCCGTACTCTGTCTCGTCGCGCGACAGCATGAACGCCTTCGCCTGATGCTCATACGGCTTCGTCTTGTACAAATAGTCCGACTGCTCAATCAATCTCATTTCACTTCCTTCCTCTATACGCACAAGGACTTAGAAAAAATAATTTTTCGTCCGACCTCGCCCGCACGCGCTGACACGAGAAAAATACCTTGTTGGGTATAAAGTTCAAAAATACCCTGTAGGGTGTTAGATTCTGGTGTCTACAAAAAACATAGTTAAAACCTTAATCAAAACAGTCTTGTAGGACTGTAGCCAAAAATAATCGATAAATGGGTATAAAAAAAATATTGAATGACCCCCTTGTGCGTATATAGCTATCTTCACTTTCTCTTCCCCCGATCTTACATGAAAAAAGACTGACGGCCCGGTCTATTGCACTTCTCGCGGAAGCCACCGAACGTTGAAATGCAGGACCGTCAGTCACAAACCTCGCTAGTGTGGAACGTATCGGGGGAGATAGTATCCATCGCGAGACGGTGGTCTAAAGTCTTTCCGTATTGTGCCAGAACCGGGACCAGTTGCGCCAGATCGCCATTCACAACTCGATCAGCGTCAACCCTGTAGGCGTCCCGCCTGTTCAGGAGCACGCCATTCATGAACTTATACCGCGCTGAGACGATCCGTGCTGCGTTCTGCCGGAACTTCAGGATCGCTGGTATGTTCGCCCCTGCTTCGGGGGATCGTTTGATGTGCCGCCGCACATGGGTTTCTACAGCCTGATTCGGGTCTCTGAAGACAAACACCGGGACCATCCGGGGGAAGTGCTGCTCCCAGACCATGTAGTACTCTGACAGCCCCTTGAACAGCCACGGGACACCCGACGGGACCACTTTATCGCAAAAGCCCCGCAGATCGGCTCTCGTTGCGTCCTGTGCGTGGTTTCCTGCGTCCAAAGGCCAGAACTGCTTCATGAAGTTCCTGATCTGAATGTTCTCGTGCGTCGGGTATCCGGCCAGACCAGCAATCTTGCTGCCTTCGCCGAACGTCTTGCCAGTCCAGATGCCGTGTGCAGCCAGCACGCCAGTCACCATCGACGACCCGCCACGCGGGGAGCAGAAGACTCCGATGGGATCGTCTCTCATAGCTTCCAGATTCCATATCGCCAGATGTGTCGTCCGGTATCCTTGTGACGGATCGAATCGACTAGCTCCCCCATTCCATTGAGGGAATACTGATCTGAATCCGAGTACGACATCAGCAGATACGATGGGCGTGATTCTTTGATCATCCGGAGCGCTCGCTCTGCCATGTGCGGTTGCAGATGGTTCAGCACGTAAATACAGAGCACCAGTTCAATCCGACGCGGCAGAACTTCGCGTGTCACGTCGAATGGCATCACGTCCTGTCGGCGTGGGACCAGATCGAATCCTTGATAGTCGATGCCATCCGGCAAGCAACGATGAATCCAGTTCTGATCACCACAGCCAATGTCTGCGATGCTGAAGATGTCGTACTTGTCGATCATGTCCGGGAGCCATGCACGGATGACTTCGGTGTTCTTGAACATCGATCCTTGCCCGCAAGGAGTCTCCGGCTTACCGGATTCCCATTCTGTCGGGGTGTGTCTCATTGCTTTCCTATCCATCGGGTCAGGTCTTCGTGCTTGCGCTTGCAATCGAAATAGAACGTTGCATCGACGGCATGATTGACAGCCAGAAGTTCAACAGCTTCGGCGACCGGGAGTTCCGAGAATCCGACCGGGAGTTCCGACAACATAGCGTCGCACGCTTGCATTGACTCTACAGGCTTCGGGTCAGGGATTTTCTCCGAGTCGTGCAGTACCACGCGATCCGTCGTTCCACAACTCGCGAAAAGACTCGTTGAAAGGATTAGCAATAACAATCTGAACATCTTCATTGTCTGACTCCATGCACGCTTCGACTCGTACTGCCGTGACAGGCTTCGTCAATTGCGTGCGCTTGATGGCTTCGATCAGCGAATCGCGGTGAATTCGTAACGCGTTACGTTCTGATTCATTCGTGATCCGTGCTGCCTCTTCTTCACCGACACGAACAGCAAACTCGTCCCGCAACTCTTTCTCTCGTGCAGCGATGGCGACTACCTTCGCTTTTTCAAAGTCCGCTGCGTGTTCTGCATGAACAGCAGATGCCTTCATGTATCCCATGCCGAAGATCGAAGCAGCGAGACCAGCGATCAAAACGATCCTGATCCAGTTGCCGCCTAAGAACTTGCCGACACCGCTGAAAAACCCGAAGAATCCCATAATACTCGCCTCGCTTCGCTGATCATCTTGGATGGTGGACCGTCGTTGATGATCACTGCGTCAATGTATTTGATCGGGACACCACGCTCTGATGCGTGCTCGCTCTCTGAAATCGCTTCATGTCCCGGTCTCTGTACTTCAAAAAGTAACCCGCCTTCATCCTTGATCCACGCCGCTTCATTCTCGAAGCGAATGTCGGGGATGATCATGCCCATTCCTACGATACGCCCGCCGCTCATTGTCCCGGCTCCGGCGATCTTCGCATACTTCCGCTGCGCAATCTTCAGCCAGATTTCGGGATCGATACGCTCGCGTCCCCACTCTGTTCCGAGTGTCTGTGCAAGAAAGCGTGGAGACACGAACGGTCCGACATCTTCTATTTCAAGCCACGGGACAGGTTCTTCCTTCCAGTCGCGGTTCTCCCAGTGCGCCGGACCCCATCCGAACATTGCGTTCAGTGCAGCCTTGATCGGGTCGGCAAGGTTGTGCTTCACGTACACGTCAGTCGCGGCGATGCCGTTAGCGAGTGTATCTTTTCCAGAACCAGCGGGTCCGCAGATTCCGATCAGTGGCTTCAATCGTTTCACGTCAATCCTTTAGCATCAGAATATCTTTCCTGTGTCTCTCGATTTCTCCGTACTTCTCGTGAATCACTATGCAGTACATGTCGCGCCCGGACCTGTACCCCATTGAAGCAGTCCAAGCATCCGACGCGGCGAGTGTCCTGAAACTTTCCACTTCACATCCGGGCATCTCGAACACGTTTCTCGTATGTATGTGACCAGTGTACCAGTACCTTCTGACAGTTTCACCCCAGTCCTTCGGACGATCCGTTGCCATGATCCCACCGAGCCTTTCCGGTTTCGTCGTGTCACCGTGAGTGACACCGATAAGAACTTCACCGAATCGATAATAGTGGAAGCGACCCGGACCCATGTCGAAGCTCACTCGCTTGTTGTCTTCGTATGCCATCGATAGTGCGAGCGTCAGCACTTGAGCCGTGTGATCGTCGTGGTTGCCGATCTCGTTGATGACGTGGACTGTGTTGTGCTTTCTCAGTGTAGCTTCGATACAGGCGCGCATAGCTCGAACGCCAACTCGAAGAACTCTCGCCCAGCGTGTGTCCACGTCCAGCGCGTGACCTGAACGCGACGTGCGATTGTCCATTGAGTCACTGTGGAAGAAGTCGCCGACGTTGACAATGAGTGCTTGATCCGACGCCGGAGCGCATTCCACGAGACGTTCGGTGGCTGTGACGAGATTTCGCTCTGCAATCTTGACATCGAAGTCTGCTCCGGATTCTTCTGCCCACGCGTACAGCCCGATATGTGGGTCTCCCATAGGGTACACCGTGAGCAATTCTTTCGTTTTAATTTTCTTCGGCTTCGGGATCACTGGAACTTTATTGCTCGCTCCGTCGAAGGATTCACGCACAGCTTCCAGAGCCAGTTCAAGAAGCTTCTGCGCTTCTTGCTTCGACTTCACCCATTGAATTTTCAGGTTGCCGTCGGCGTCGTACATCGTCGAGACCCCAGAGACAGAAAAACCGTCTGGGACGGTCTTTGTCATGTCGCTGTCTGGAGCGTGACCACGGCGAGCCGCGTTCGTTCGAATCGATTTTATACTCGCATTGATCGTCGAGCGATTCATGCCAAGTGCGTCAGCGGCTTTTCTCTCTGAGCCGTATTCAAGAACCGCTTCTAAATTGCGGAGTTGTGCTTCTGACTTAGCAAACGGCTTGAGCTTTTCAAGCTCTTGCGGATGATACTGAAGACCAGTGTTCTTCGACATTGGAGATACTCCGATGGATTATTCGCTCGTGTCTTTTTTCTCAGCTTTGAGTCTTTGCCAGTTCAGGTAGATTGATAACCCGGCAGATGCGGCGACGAATAGTCCGGCGATTATAGAGACGATGACTTCAACGTCAGCGAGCATGTGAACCCCAAAGCCGACAGCGGCTCCGGCGGACAGGCTGTCCGCGATGGGATGGACAAGTTTTTGTGCTGTCATGATTCATCTTCCTTCAACGCTTGCCAGTTCCTTCCGGTCTTGATGTACGCATTCATGAAGTTCGTTCCTAGTCCAAGAAGTGCAGTGAATATACCGAACGCCATTCCGGACGCTTCAGCAGTTCGTTCGATTGCAGGGAGAGACATGTACCACGTCAGCAGCCTATCCGTTACGTCGTAGACGAGAACCCAGTAGGCGAATAGAAGAGCACGCGGAACGAGACGCCATGCGTCAACACATTCCGCGAGCATTAAGCATCGGATTTTCCATGCTGGTGATTGCAAGCGTCTCTCCCATTAAAACGCGGCACGTCTTCGCCATCCGAGCCGGAAGTCCGACAGCGATGGTTTGTTCTTGATCAGTGTCTCGTAGAACTTATCCTGTTCACGACGGATGTTCGTCACAAGCATATAGTCCCGATCCGCGAGCGAGTTTACTGCGTCAATTGTCTTTGGTCCAGCTTTACCATCTACGGTTAAAACTGCGCCCAGAGTCCCGCACGCTGCCTGAACTATCTTCCACGCTTGTCCCGGACCCATATTCACAGCCATGTCAAACACTTTCGTCGCGATCATTGACGACTTTATCTTGTCGCATTTCGCGGGTTTCCAGAAGTGCGTCTCATATAAGCGTTCGACATCTTTGTTATCCAGCGCACGGATGTCATCGACATCGATGTCGCCGTCACCGTTTATGTCTTCCCCGATAGAACGCAGAAATCGCAGACTGATCCCTTTATCGGTCGCGCCGCCCGGATCATTTTTGTGATCCACGAATCCGCCTTCATGATGAAGGATGCACTGCAAAGCCCAGTCAAAGTTCTTACTCATATTGTTCTCCTAGAAAATTGGTTCACCCGGCGCATCAATTGGCGGCGTGAAAGCAGTAGTTCCACGGTACAACGCTACTCCTGCCACGACACGGACACCGTCAATCCATCCATCGAACGGCGACACGCCGCTACTGTACGATCCGATTTCAACCACTCTCGTCGATGAGAAGAACCCGAAATTATTAGCCGTGTTTCCAAGCTGGACACCATCCACATAGAACCGCACGACTGCCGCGTCACGAACCACTGCAACGTGATACCACTGTCCGGCAGTAGGATCAAAGGTCACACTATTGAAAGGAGCGTTTCCGCCCGACGTCGAGAAGTACAGTGCAAGCGTCGTCCCGCCAGTGTCAAGTCCGAGCCACCATGAATTCTGATTCGTTGGTCCCCACTTACTGACAAACGTCATCTGATTCGTGCCGGGATCATTATCAAAGTAGACCCAGCATTCAATCGTGAACTCTAAAGTAGTAAAGTCGAAGTCTGCGGAATCGGGGAACGTCACAAATCCTTCCGGCGATGCGGCACGAACATCCAGCGACGACGCTCCGAACTTCTTGAACCCAGTATCAAGAACAGCACCCCCACCGAAGGTCGCGACTCTCGCTCCAGAATCCTCACTGGTATATGAAGTCCCACCACTCGCCCCGTTGAAGTTTGCGATCAGCGCTGCCGGAAACGTTCTCACCGGAGCGCGATAAGGAAGAGGGAATGACGATGCTCCACGATGCAGCGCTTGTCCCTTCACGATTCGCATTCCGTCAATCCAGCCCGGACCGTAGTAGTCCGTCTGTCCAGTCGTGAAGCGAGAACCTACATCCAGCACTGCGGATGCCGTGAAGATCGTGTCGGTCATCGCCAGTGCAGTTCCGATCTGAATGCCGTTGACGTAGTGATACATCAAGTTCCCATATCGCTCGACGCAGACGTGATACCACTGGTTCGCTTCGGGATTCCATGACTGGTTCATTGTGATATCCGTCACACCAGCCGTCGTGTATATGAAGCGGAGATTGTTAGCGCTCAGTTGCAAGACCCACGAGCGGTTGCTCCCAGTCCCGACATACTTCGAGACGAACGTGTCACTGCTCGTCGATGGATCAGTAGACCATCGGACCCAACACTCAATCGAGAAGTCTCCCGCAGCGAAGTCAAAGTCAGTGGATTGTGGGAATGTCACGTAATCTCCAGAGCCATCAAGCAGCAAGGAAGCCGTGCCGAACTTTTGATCTGCCGTATCGAGTTGAGCATTCCCCGCGAACGTGCCGACACGCGTGCCGAAGTCTTCGCTGGTAAATGTTACAGCACCGTCGGTTCCATCGAAGTTCGCGATGAACTCAGCATTCGCTTGTACGTCTGGTCCGCGAAGCCTGAACGGATGACCTGTGTCGAGTGAATTAGCGAACCACCACTTGTGCGCAAGATAGGCTTCTGCTCGTTGACGTTCATCACTCGTCAGCACTTCATCACAATACAGCACTTCGTAGATTCTTCCACTCTCCCACGATGCTCCGCCGGGAATCATTCCGATGTTCAAATCATGTGCGAATCCGAGCGTCCCAGTATAGGGAATGGCGGAAATCTCTGCGCCGTTCATGTGCGCTATGAGATATTCACCATCTTTGAACGTCAACGACACGACGCCCTGCCCAGCCGCCGCGAACGATGACAACGGGGAAGATGGAGCAGTCTCGACGTCAATGAAATTCGTGCCACGATCACCGACCGACGCAGTGATGCGAGCGGTCTGCGGACTGTCGAGCGGCTTGTCTATTCTCCATCCACTCGCATCGAGCGGCGACGACGGATCGGATACGCCGACGAGTCCACCGTCCAGTCCGTTTGATCCGTCATCACTGAACGCGACGATGACGGTGAAATCCGGTCCGCCCATATTGAGCAGCGCTGGACTGGCATTGACCCTTCTCAGGAACTCTCCAGCACCGAAAGTCATGAAGCGCTTTCTCGCCGGGAGAACAAGTGTAGACGAGAACGACGGACCGCTCTGCGGAGACGCTTGCTCTGCGACATCGTTTCCCGATGTGGACTTATCAGCAATCGCAGTGATCCGAGTTGCTGGAGAATCGAATGTGACGACGCTATCGTCTGACGGATCAATCCAAAGTGTGAGCGGCATCTGTCATCTCCTAAAGGTTGAGCGGCGTCCAGTCCGACTGCAAAGACAGAATCGGTAGCTCCGCCTGTGGCACTGGATCAGTGGCGAAGTATGCTGTCGGAACCGTGTACGCACCAGTCGCCGGACTCGTCGTGCATGGATAAGCAGCGACGCCCTTCAACACTCGCACGTTGTCAAGCCAGCCGTTGAGCACGGAATGATCAGCCGTACTGTTCTGCTCTTGTCGCCCCAGACATACACCCGCTCTGAAGTTTCCGTAGTCTCTCGTCGCGTGTATTGTCAACGACTGCGCGATTCTATCACCGTCCTTGAAGAGTGCCAGCACACCATTCTCGCGACACACGGCAACGTGATACCACACTCCGACCGTCCAAGTCTGCGCCGCCGAGGACAGTGTATTCAATGAAACTTCGTTGCCCTGATGGGTGAACTCCAGCAGGTTTGTCTTCGAGATGTGAAACTGCCAGTCCAAGAACGGACCCACGCCACGGAAGCGTTTCTTGATCAGCGCAGCACTGTCTCCGGTGTGCGCCGCTGGTGTTGCATTGAGCTTCACGAAACACTCCATCGTGAAGTCACCTAACCCGAAGTCCCATCGGTCCGCGTACAGTAATCCCGGACCTGTGTTTTCAAGCAAAACGCCATCCGAGTTGTCGAACCCACTTCCGTTGACGCCACCGCAAAACAACGCCTTCCCAGCGGGGGAAGTCACGAAGCACGCTTCTGCGGCATCAATCGATGTGACTTCGTTGAGCGGGAAACGCAGTGTGTAACGATTAAGATCGTCAGTGTTGTACGCGACATCGTTGTCCGCAGCTTTGTTCCAGTCTGCATATAGCACGACCGGACCGCGTTCACGACCGGGCAGTGGAATGACATTCTTCGTGTACGGGACTTTGTACACTGGTGAATTGATTATTCGCACTTCATCGATATTGACTGACTGTGGTATCAAATTTCCGTCACCGTCAGCACCGATTCTAACTGGAGCAGCACCGTTGAACATCGGTCCCCATACGAGCGCTTGACGCTCGTCGAACACGCCATCGACGAAGAAGTATGCGCTCACGTCCCAGATGCAAACGACGACCTCGTACCACTGATCCAATGCCCATGTTCTCGTCCCTGTCGTCTCAGTTAGTTCGGCAGTCCCATCGACTGAATATTTTATCTGGATTGTCGTATTGATAAGGCCGACCCAGAACTGCCGCTGATTGTCGCTGGTTCGCCATTTTGTCACGATTGGTATCGTTCCCGATGGCGTCTCAGTGAACCGGATGCGGAACTGAATGACGAACCCCGGATCGACGTCGAGGAAGAACGCTGAAGGTGACTGCTCAGTCACTTCAAGATAACTCCCCGGACTATTTGGGACGATAAGTCTTAGCGACCCCAGACCCATTCCAGTATCTTCTGGTGTTAGACCATCGACTTGAGCGTCACCGAATGGCGTGACGGTGTGAGCGTAGCTTGAATAGTCGATGAACACTGTAGTCCGGTCGAACCCTTCCATGTGTAAGAGCAGTCGAGTTTCATCGACCGCGAACCGACCTTCTGGATCAGGCGTTCCATCTATAATTTTATCCATGAACAATGAGTTCGATTCAAGTCCAGCGACTACTCCACCGACATTCGGAGATGCTGTGTTCTCCCATGTAAGTTCGATGCGCGTGTTGATTGGATAAGGCTTATCCGTTGCCCACCATAGCGATTGAGGCAGCAAAAGATTATTCGTCGCGTCATCCAGAATGGCGGACGTTCCACTCATGTATTCATTTCCCCGAACTGGAGACGGGAAGTCATCGAGATCGTACATAAACCAGTTCAGGACAGGACCGACATCCACGAATGAATTCGGGGGCAACTGATTGCCGATGTCATCCATAGTGTTTGCACCGTACATCGGATTCAACTGATCGAAACGCCTGTTCCAGACGTTTATATCAAATCCATTGAACGACGGCGGATTTATTGTGTTCGGTGCGCTCAGATCGAGGTCTCCATTCGCAAACCATACCGTCGTGCTCAGTCGGTTGAAGAAGACAGCCGTCGGCGGATAAGGCTTCCAGAACGTGCTCGAAACAATTTGTTCACCTTGAAATGCTGTTGCAGTCCCCGCTACGCCTTGCGCTACAGGTTGGATTGTGTACTGGTATCCCCAAGAACCGTCAGGCGATATCGGTCTGGAGTTGATCTGCATGTACGCACCCTTGTCGATGAAGAACACAGGTTCTCCCGCAAGGTGAGTATTGACCGCACTGTCACCGACGCCGCGTATTACTAAGGAGCACTCTACCCCTGTTCCGTTGATAGCACATGCGCCCATTGCACAGAACTCTTCGTTCGGCTGTCCGGGGTTTATTACAATGAGTCCGTCAAAAAAGAAGCGCGGATTGTATGTTCCGGCGAGCGACGATAAATACGGTCCGTCAACTTGAAATCCACCACCGTTCGCAACTGATACTGTCCCATCATTAAAGGTGCTCACTAGATGACCAAGATTGGCGCGCAGTGTCCCGTATCGTGTGAACGATGGAGAGCCGTCTGTTAAAACACCACTGAAGTTTCCGCCGAAGGGATTCTCGCGTGTGCGATAGCTTAGGTTGTATGCTGTATTCGGAGCGTCTCGTGCGACCAGAAACAACAGGCGTGGTTCAAGCGTCTGCTCATTGATCTCCATCAGCCAGCGCGGAGCCATCGTATTCTGATGAACACTGATAGTGACTGGAGCGCTTGATGGCGGGACATGACCGCTCGCTTGCGGAGCCGACTGTAATCCGAGTTCAGCTTGGAATACATCTTCAACGACGTCAACCCTGATCGTCTGCTTTATAGGATCACCCGTGGCAATGTGTGACACCCGTGTCGGAAGGTTGACTGCGGCGATGTCTGGATGCGTGACAATGACAACGTCACCCGGTCGAAGGGCATACGCAGTCCGATCCATCTCCATACCGAACTTCGACAACGGCCAGAAATACGCGCGTGAAGTTCTCGCGACAATCGCGTTCGCTGCGTTCGCTTCTCGTAGTCCGGGGAATCGTATCGTGACTGACTGCGGTCGCCCTGTGATAAGGCGACCTGCCATGTCCTGTGCTACTGCGTGATCATCCGTGTAGTTCTTGTCGCGGTTGACGAAACGAATCTTCACTTCGTTCTTCGTCTGCGGCCACTCCGGTTTCGCGTAATCTATGATCTTCAGGACATTCGATTCCGTCGCCTGAAATTCATTCGCTGGTGTGTATCCCGCGCGCGCGAGAGTGATCTCCATCAGTCCCGTTGTCGGATTCGCGCCGAAGTATCCGTCAACATGTTTTTCGATCTCTGCCAGAATCGCTCCGGCTTCTTGTTCGTTGTCTACGAGTTGTGAATATCCGATGCCCTCGGTGTAGCAGACTTCCGCAGCGGCTTTCCAGTTTACGAAGTCTATCTCCCCGATTGAGAGTCCGAAGTTCGGATTGTTGAGCACATTAAACGCCGCAGAGATAGGATTCGCATCACGTCCTATGAAGTGGTGATTGTTGCCGAGAGATAATCCATCGCCGAGTCCGCCGTTCGCAACGGTGTCCCACATCTGCCATTCGACACGGATTTCACGCAACTGATTTGCTTCACCAATTTCCGCGCCGATGGTTTCAGTTGGATCAGTCACCACGACATAGCAAAAGCTAGGCCACGCGCTTTGCAGCGGGTTCTTACTGAGAAGGTATTGTGAAACGACCTGCCCCGGAGCACCGTTGAATGCACGGACACGACCAACAAATCCGCCGCCCTTCGTCTCTCCACCGAATAAATCAGGGAGACTGATGTCCGCTACGTCTCCGGGAACGCTACCGTTGTCTGCTACATAGTCCCAGACTTTGTCGTCACCGATGTAGATCGCCGTCATCCCGGCGGCTTCACCTTGAAACTGTCCGAGTGCAAGAGCTACCCTGTACAAGTATCCGACGGTCTCGTCTTTCTTGAAGATGATGCCTGTCTCTACTGTTACGGCTTCGGCTTCCCAGTCTCCCGTGTATAGCGTGTTCGGTCCTTTGACCTTGATCGTTCCACCGACGACCTGTGGAACTTTACGTCCTTCGGTTGCTGTCGGAGACTGGAAGTCACCTTCTCCGCTGGGTTCAACGGCTGGCAGCTTCGCGCGGAAATAATCTGCGAGAACAAAAGATACTGCCCAGAGAAAAAGTGTCAGCCACATATTGTCAGTTCCCGAACCAGACTTTCTTTTCAGTTGCAGCGGAACCCGGTGGAAGCTCCGTTGTGAACGGATTCACAACTGGAATGTCTGGGAACCCGCCATGATTGATCGAGTTGTTGAACTTCGCGGCGCATGTATCGCGAGTTCTATCACAGCCAGCGAATACGCTCACGACATCATTCACAGCAAGCGATCTGAACGGCTGGAGAACCCGGATTCGATCCGGAACACCGTCAACATCGGTCGCGTATATCCCGCGCTTCTCTCCGTCCGCGTTCTGAATGTACCCGCCGAGCCAGTAGTCGTCCAGTTGTTGTGATGTCAACGTTTGTGGAGAGACCTGCGTATTAAGCGCCGCCGCCTGTGTCCGGAGTCCAGTGATCGTGATGATCGTAGGTGACGACGGGTCCAGAGTGACGACGGGTCCGATGTGTCTCCAGTTCTCTCGCGACAGTCCACATTGATCCTGAAATAAGAACCAGTTACAGAGTCCGGAATACGTGTATCGCGGAATCTGCGCCGGAAGACGATTGAGCGGGACTGCAAGGATTGTCGCAAAGTCTCCTTCACGTTGAACACTCGCAACTTGTCCCTTCCAGAATATCTGAACGCCGAGATCGGGATCATTCCTGATCTGCCTTTCAATAGTTATCGAAGAGATTTCACTGGATGGAATCGTCTCGTAGAACTCGACAATCGGAAGAGACGAAGGGATGCGGATTTTGATCTGCCCATCGCTGGTGTCTTTGCTGAACGAAGGTTCGTTGCGAGTGTATGCAGCGGGAACGAATGTCCGAGCACCGAGCGTCTGGTTTATATTCGAGTTCGTGTACTGCCAGATGTTAAACCCGTTCTTGATCGTCAAGAATTCGACTGGCTGACTCAGCGGTCCAGTTTCAAAAGCTTGGAAGGTCATTTCTCTATAGTCCTATACTTGAACGTCATCACAGCTTCATCGATGCGCAAGAAATTGAAGTTGACAGTGTCGCCGAATATCCGCGCTCGTTGCAGGAAGGAGATGATCGGAGAGCCGTTGATCAGGTTTGAGTCAACTGTGATCTGTTCAGTGGTGACATTGTCAACGATTGCTGTGATTGTACGATACAGGATCGTCCCATCAGGGTATATAAGACGAATCTGCGCACGTCGATCATTCGGTGGATTGCCGAACAATAAGAACAGGTCTGTGTCAGGAGCATTGAACGTGTTCGACGTGGTAGTCGTGACGCTTGGAATATCATTCCTGAACGTCGGCACATAGAAGTCGAGGTACGACCCGCGCAAGTAGTGGAAGAACTGACGCCACTTCCAGATCAGGTCAATCCCGTTCAATGTAAGTTCGAAGTCGGAGACATCATCGCCGAACGGGAACTCGTTGAAAGCAACTCTATTTGACAATCCGGAATCCAGAACATCTTCGCTTCGGTGGAGTTGAAATTGCTGACGAGATTGCTGATTGCAGAATTCTAGGATCGGTGTCGATGTTGCCGGAGAAGATTGATAATCAGGCAACAGCGGGAACATAGAATCGAGTGCAGTCCGGTCTACTTCCTGATTGAACGCGACAGTGTACGACACTTCTTCGAGATTGACTGGATACACTGTATATGATGGAAATCTGCTCACGTATCCGAGTCCGACTGGCATCACATGAGTCCCGACTGGCAATGCAAGTCCTATGGCAGCGGACAGCGTGATCGTCGATGAAGTAAGGCTGGTTATTTGTCCGGCTGCGACTTGACCGTCATTAGTGACGCACGATATCGGTTGCCCAACAGCGAAGCTGGTGTAGTCCGTAGGAACATTCAGCACTGTGTCTCCGGACAGAGCCGCGACTGTCAACTGCCGTGCTTCGTACCACTTCTGCGCCGCAACAACGAGAGCCGATTGTCCCGCCGCGAAGTTGTTCTTGAATCGGATTCGCTGGAGATCATCAGTGAACTTGACACGGTAATCGATGACCGCAATCGGCGATTGAAGAAGGCTGTACGCTTTCTCTGACGCATTCGTCGAACGTAATATCTCAGTCCTCCAGATCAGGGTCTCGTTGATCGGTCGCTGCGGGATGGCGTTGATTGTGAACACACGACGACCGATGACGCGGAACGTCACGTCCCCGGCAGATGTTGTGAACGTCACGAATTCATCGAATTCATTCGGACCGATTGTCGATGCTTCCAGAGTGAAGACCACTCCATCATAAGGCTCAAGCGTCTGTGGCAGCGCTGGACCGATCAATGTGACGCCAGTAGGCAAGGGCAAGGCTGTGACGATGACAGGCGTGCTGCGGGCGTTGTACAGGCTCACAGTCTTCTGTACCGGGCTGGGGATGACCCCAAAGTCCACAAGAATGGGGTTCACCCATGTCGTGTCTGTCTGCCAGCCAGCGAAACGCTGCCTGTCGTTTGCTGGCGCTGACCCCTTGATCCGACGCGAGACTATTGGCTGACGTGCTGCAAGACCAGCCGAACGACCAAAGTCAGAGACGTGCGGGACGATAACGCCGTCCGGCAGAGTCGGGAACTGTGGATTTGTAGGCTCGTACCTTAGAAGATCAAACCTGCCAGTCGCTCGAATTGACATAGTTTAAGTCGCATTGGCTGTGATTTTTTTGTACGCGAGACCTTCATAGCCTGAATATCCTTCGCCCGCGACTGTGTTGTTCGCGTCCTTGTTCATCATCGGGAATACGATGTATGTGTCAGACCCGATTGTGATCTCTTGCTCCGCGTCGAGACTCTTCATATTGACACGGAAGACGTCTGGTACTTTCGCGACAGGCGACCACCGAAGTAATGACTCGAAGTCGGAATGAAGACCGACCATGATCGGGATCAGCGCGACGCCGTCAGTTGTGAATGTAGGTTCGCACTGATACGGGATCATCCCCAGAGACTTATCGTACCCACCGCACCATGCAGACCCGAATATCACTTGATACAGCGGCGACTCAAGATTCGTGTTCACATCGCCAAGTGTCTTTGTCGGCGGAATTGCCGAACCCGAACCACCGAAGTTGAAATGATTCCACCACTCACCTATAGGCACAACACCACCACCACCACCGAATCCGTCGGCACTTTTGGGCTTCCCTGATGTCACCCACCAGTCATAGTTTTGAGTGCCGTACTGCGGGGAATAAATCCACATGCCTTTCGAGCGAGCATCAATGCCGACTTGTACGTTCTCGAAGGAATCATTTCCGAATGGTGTTAAGTGTCCACTGTACGGTTGATGTTCATAGCTTACGGTGTTCGTCGTTTCAAGACTCTGTTTACGCGGAAAGTCCGGCGCGAGCCACGCCCATCGGTGATTCGTGATGTAGAACGAGTCAGGATGAAGCTCCGGAGTGAGCGGAGATAACATGCCGACGTGGAAGTGGCGATATTCACGCGCACCGACCTTCAGTACCATGTGAAAATACTCAGCAGTCTCACCACCAAAAACCCAGTATGAATCATAAGAGCCGACAACGGTTGTCAATGCCAAGCATCTAAAGCTCTTCATACTATAGCTCGTTGATGGGTCAACAACTGGATCAGACGGCGGCTCGTTGACCGGGTTTCCCGGTTGATCGAAAGACTCCTGATCAACATCAACTCCGTTTCCGGAATAGATAAATAACGTCTTCGGCGCTGTCTGACAGAAGAAGAACGGTGGAGCTTCTGTGCCTACGCCACCGCGCGAGAAAAGGAACTCGTAGTACGGTGTCGTTCCTTTACCACGCACCGGGGAACCCGCTGGAGTCTGTGATAGCCAACCAAGTCCGCCAGACCCTTTCGCATCGGTAAGAAACGGACGCACGACTTGATCCATGAACTCAGCCATGTTCGTATCGCCAGTGAATCCACCTGTAGCACTTCTGTACGGCATTAGATCATCTCCATCGCGACCCAGTTTGTCAGGTCTGTGCTTTGTGTATCGGCGAACGTGATGTATCGGCGTCCGTCGGGGTTTTGAATTTCATCGAAGTTTGCAAGCCCGCGCCCATGACATGCTTCAAAGCCGTCAATAAACCCGATCATCTGAACGTTGCCAGTCTGGTTCGATATGATGTGCGCTTGAACGGTGTAGTGTAACTGTCCACCGATACCGAGCGGAGCGGGACCATACGGTCCGATAGTCGAGCTTTGATCTGCCGTAAACATCAGCCCTTCGCCAGAACCCATCGTCAATCCATCTCCGTTCGTCGGGTTCATCTCTGACGATGGTGCTGTCGATCCTGTCGGAACCGGAGCATAGTTGAACGACCACGCCGTCGTGACACCCTGATTCGGCCAGATTTGAGATTTGCAAACGTCAGCGCCGTTGAGATTATTTTCGGTGATGCCGAACCATGTGCTAGAAAGATTGTCGCGGTACTGGTAGCAGCCAAGTCCAGAGAAGTCAATTGGATTGACGATGCCGCGATTCGTTGTACTGAATACTTCGTTGTGCGCGCGGAGTGTCGTGGCTTGCCCGTGAATGATCGCCGGGAACGGATAGTTGCTCGCAACATCGACGAACGGAATAAAGAGTCCAAGTCCGACGTACTGTTTCGATGTGCCATCTGTCACCAGAACGTTCACACGACGCTCTGTCGTTGAGACGTATATCTTCGGGTCTTGATTCGGCACACCGAAATAGAACGTCATCGTCGGCGGAACTCCCGGCTGTGACACCCACGGCAAAATTCCAGAGTACGAACTGCCTATCGTCATCCGAAGACCGTCATTCGCACCACTCAGTTGAGAGCGCATACCGATTGTCGGAGCATTCGCAGCCTTGACAGATGACACGAGCCATTCGACCGATGTAGTCGGACTGTCAACAACTAAAGAATCGGACGTCCATTTCGGCGTATCAGTTGTAATGTCCACAACTAGCCCGTCGTCTCCTGCTCCAGTCAGAGTCACGGTTGCAATTCCGAGCACTAAGTTCTCAGGACTGTTGAGCGGACTATTCGACGGGAGTGCTGTGTACGCTCCCCACGATATGATCTCAACGGCGGCGACCTGTCCAAGACTCTCCGGCGAAGCGAGCGCTGTGACGCGACCTGTCGCATGGAAGCTGTCACCATTGATGACGACAGGCGTCCCAGCGTTTATACGGAACGTATCACCGACCGCATATCCAGAACTGAGCGGAGAACTTACAGCGACAGACAGCGATGAAATATGGCTGTTCGTAATGATCTCATAGATCGCTTCGGAAACGATGTGCCGACCTTCAGTCGTTACACCATCAGCGGAGAGTTGCTGTTCGATGAATGGCATTATTGGATTCCCAGTGCGTTTCTATAAGACGATTGATTCTCAGTCATGTTGTTCAGGACGACAGAGTTCCCGCCACCACGATTGAACGCCCCGACGATAGCAGCATCGTCAATGGTGTTCACGATTGTCGGTCCACCGACGCTGACCTGTGGAGCTTGCTGCTTGCCACCGAGCATGTCGTTCGGAATCACCGTTCCAGATTGACGCGGCGTGATGATCTCCGGACCTTTCTCGCCGACCAGAATCGGCTTCCCGGCTTGCACGTTTCCGCCTTCCGCGAACTGTCCTGCGATGGTATCAAGGATTCCGCCGC